ATTAGTCGCATCACGTGAGACTTTGCCTGAGTTATTCAAAACTCTCAGAGATGAACACGTAAAATATGCGTGTGGGATTTTTGCCTCGTTGGGACTTTTATACGGGGCAGCGCAGACCTATAAAGCTCTTAAGACAAATATTTCGTGGCAGGGTAAACTTGCACCGAAGTCTGTAGAGGATATTAGAGAGCGCGACGCTGAGGCAAATGTTTGGAAGGTTGAGGAAATCAAGACCCTCGATCATAAGGGAAGTTTTTGCAACCAGGAATTTGCCCAGAAAGGTCTCCGCACCGCTTTAAGCATCGTGGAGATCGGAGATTATTACAGTGGAGCATTTTGTGTCAAAAGCAAGATGTTTTTGGTTCCTGCACACATTCTTCCGCAGGTCCCCACTGAAGCCAAATTTAAGACTACGTCAGGTAATTTCTCAACTGTTATTAACAGGAAGAGGTGTTATATTATTCCCAATACTGATGCAGCACTAGTGTATGTACCAAATGCACAACCAGCCAAGACATGATCAAACATTTCGAACCAGATTACGTTCGACACCCAGTTATGGCAGTCATGCATGGAATTGATGATAAACTCAAGCCCTTCAAAGATGAATTGATGTGGCAACATGCAAACGACGTGCACAACGGCATTGCCGTTTTCCCAGGTTCTTTTTATACGTTACGTGCTATGGAAACGTACGAAGGGATGTGCATGGCACCCATTGTGTCAGATACAGTGGAAAAGAAGATTTTAGGATTCCACATTGGAGGAGTTACTGGCACCAGGCGAGGTTGCGGCTTCGCTCTTACTAGCGCACAACTTACTAGCGCATGTGCTGAGTTGATCAAGCTCAGCCCAACTTTTGTTGAGGCACCGCAGGCAGCAGAAATCCCAGATTCTATGATGGGAAAGGAATATGCTGTTAGTGGAACAGTCCACAAGAAATGCCCAACAAACTTTATCTCAGGAGACCCGGCGATTGTTGCCTACGGCACAGTTACTGGGAAGGCGAAATTCACCTCTCGAGTAATCGAGACGCCTATTTCTAAGATAGTGGAGGAAGTGACCGGTGTTCCTAATGTGCATGGTCCACCTAAATTCGTTAAGCCAGTTGAGCTGGAAAATGGAAGGGTAGACACGCAGAGTTGGAGACCGTGGTATGAGTCACTAGAGGTATGCTCTAAACCATCTGTGGGATTTGATCCCGTTAAGGTGGAAGTAGCTATGGATGATTACCTAGCTGAAATTGAGCAGATGTTCAAGCGAGACAGTTCTTTACATCTCGCTGAAATGAGACCCTTATCACACCAGGAAACCATTTCTGGTATTGAGGGCAGGCGTTTCATCGACGCAATGGTCACGAAGACTTCTATGGGTTACCCCATTGGAGGTCCTAAGGCGAAGTTCTTGGTAGATCTACCACCTACTGATGAACATTCTTGTCCACGGGAGTTTACTCCTGAAGTACAGGCTGAAATCGCTCGAGTGTTAGCTACGGCTGATTCTGGAGAAATGCTTAACATGATTTTTGGAGCCAGTCTTAAGGACGAACCAACCAAAATTACAAAAGACAAGGTGCGTGTGTTCCAAGCTGCACCCCTTGCACTTCAATATGCTATTAGGAAGTACTTTTTACCAGTAGCACGTTTCCTATCACTTTACCCACTTGTATCGGAGACAGCAGTTGGAGTAAATTCTCACGGACCCGAGTGGGATGAATTGTCAAAATTTATGGCAAAGTTTGGAGATGATCGGGTCATTGCTGGAGACTATTCAAAATATGATCTCCGTATGCCAGCTCAGTTGACTATTTCAGCCTTCTCTATTATGATGAAGATCGCGACTTGGTCTGGCAACTATACATCTTCTGACCTTAAGAGGATGAATGTTATTGCGCACGAAGTGTGCACGCCTTTGGTGGCTTACAATGGAACGCTTATTCGCTTCCTTGGAACCAACCCATCAGGGCAAAATATGACTGTTTATATTAACAGTATCGTTAATTCTCTCCTACATAGAATTTGTTTCTATGATGTTTATTCGCAAAAGGAGTTGAAGACAATTGGTAAAGAGCTTTCTTTGGGACGTACTGCACGTTTCAGAGATTTAGTCACCCTAATGACCTATGGCGATGATGCCAAAGGGTCTGTTCGACCTGGATATGACAAGTTCAACCATGTTTCAATGGCCAATACATTAAAGGCTAATGACATGGTATTTACCATGCCTGACAAAGAGTCAGATCCCGTTCCTTTCATGTCTAGATATGACGCTGATTTTTTGAAGCGTAAAGATAGGTATGATGAGGATTTGGGTGTTTTTGTTGGAGTGCTCGACGAATCTTCTATTTTTAAGTCGTTGCACTCTATTTTAGAGTCGAAGGAAGTCACACCTCTTGAGGTATGTGGCCAGAACGTTGATGGAGCTTTACGCGAGTGGTTTTTCCACGGACGTGAAGTCTTCGAGAAAAGACGGGAACAGATGAAAGTTGTAGCTGATAGAGCTCATTTGTTTTGCCGTACTTTGGATGAGGATTTTGATGACAGAGTTGAACAGTGGAAACACAAATATGTTCCACAAATGGGAAGGAAGTCATACAATCCTGAAGAGTGGGCGCTCAAGCATCTTACTGGAAAAAGCTTAAAGCAACTCCAGACTATGTACAAAGGCATGAAATGTAATACAGTGCCTGATGAATTTAAGGAATCAAAGCTTGCTATAACTAAAAGAGCAATCCAAGAATTTGAGCAAGAGGATTTTTCAGTCCCGTCCGCTATTGATTTTGTTGAGTCGCTAAGCAGCCATTCCACCTCAGCTGTTAGTGACGAAACTATTTTATGTAACCGAGTAAAGGAAGTGCTCGGTAAACCTTTTAAGGAAGAATACGACGTAATCGCGTCCAGTGTCGGTTGCGGAGATCTTCTATATATGTATGAGGGAGTTTTCCTCATTGTTGAATGTAAACGTGTTGTTGGCAGAGGCAATGGCTTCGCTCGCAAGGTTAAGGACCAGGCAATTAAGTACGCTAAGGTCATGGAGGTTTGTCGCCCAGATATGACTATTTATGGAGTGACATATACAGAATACGGTTTTGAACTTGTTGAATG